TCAATACAGTTGAGGGAGTGGGAACCGCCGTCTCCAGAAATGGTGGGCAGGGCATCACCCTGTACCTTATGGAAATTCCGCAGGAGTGGTACGATGAAGATCGTGCTGCCGAAGAGGAAGCCCGTAAGGAACTCGAGGGAACGATGTTCAACCCCAAAGAGGGCGAATATGGGAAGGTTAAAACCGAAAGGTAAGTAACACCCCTGTTCGCCATTCCAACTTAATCGTTTAAGAGGAACCAAAATGGCGAACTCTGATAGGCCCAACGGCCTGAAACCGGTTAAGCATCAGAATGGCAACCCGTGGAACGGCGCAGTTAACCAATACTACGTCCCCTCCTCGGACACCTTTGCCATGGCAGTTGGCGACCCTGTTAAGCTCGGGTCGACGGCTTCCGCTGATGGTTATCCGGTGATTCTGAAAGTGGCTGCGACGACTGACCCCCTCCTGGGTGTCATCGTTGGCTTCCGCGTTGATCCGACGGATCTGAACATCACTGGCTCGTATCGTGCGGCTTCGACCGCTCGCTACGTTCTTGTGGCGGACGACCCCGACGTGATCTTCGAAGCCCAAGAGAATGGCACCATGGGACTCGTGGGCATGAACCTTAACGCGACATACGTCGACGCTGGCGTCAATACCAGCACGGGTGTGTCGGGCGTGGAAATCGACAGCTCGTCTGTCACCACGTTGAACACGGCCCAGTTCCAAATCGTCGGCTTCAAAGACGCTGTGGACAATGACCCGACTGCTGCCAACAGCAAAGTGCTCGTGCGGATTAACCTCCATGCGAAGCGCGGCGCGACGGGCGCGGCTGGTGTGGCTTAATAGGGGAGATGACAAATGGCTATCGTAACTAACGATTTTGCTAAAGCCCTCTACCCCGGCGTTAACGAGTGGTACGGTGACGAGTACAACCAGCACGATGTCGAGTACAGCGCGCTGTTTGACAAAGAAACCTCCAGCCGCAACTTCGAGGAAGATGTCGGTCTGACCGGCTTCGGTCTCGCGGTCGTTAAGCCGGAAGGTGGATCGATCACGTATGACTCGCAGCGTCAAGGCTTCACGACTCGCTACACGCATATCACCTACGGTCTCGGCTTCATCGTGACCCGGGAGATGTTCGAAGACGACCTCTACAAGGTGGTCGGCAAGAAGCGTGCGAAAGCTCTCGCGATGTCGATGCGTCAAACCAAGGAAACGGTCGGTGCCAACGTGTACAACCGCTTCGCGACCTCCGGTTACACCGGTGGGGACGGAGTTGTGTTGGGCTCGGCAAGCCACCCGAACGTGACCGGTGGAACGTGGTCCAACCTGGAATCGGCGGCGTCGCTGTCCGAGGCCTCGATTGAGACCCTGTGCATCAACCTCGCTGCGGCGACGAACGATCGTGGTCTCAAGATCGCTCTGAAGCCGATGCAGCTTGTGATCCCGCCTGCGCTGATGTTTGAAGCGGAGCGGATCCTCAAGACGCAACAGCGTGTTGGCACGGCCAACAACGATATCAACGCCATCAAGGCGAAAGGTATCTTCTCGAAGGGCTACACGGTCAACCATTGGCTGACCAGCACCACCGCGTGGTTCGTGCGTACCAATGCCAGCGATGGCCTGAAGTACTTCGAGCGTCGTGGTGACAACTTCGACATCGACAATGACTTCGACACCGAGAACGCCAAGTTCAAGGCTACGGGTCGTTACTCGTTCGGTTGGACGGATCCGAGGGCGATTTGGTGTAACGCTGGCGCATAAGGGAGACAATCATGGCTAGTATGGACAAGATTGTTGGACCGAACGGCGCAACGTATGAGTTCAAGGACACCGCTGGTGTCTGCACTCTTGAGCTCGACGGTGTTGCACTGGTTGAGCCCGGTGTTGATCTGTCGGGACTGACTGCCACTGCTGCGGAGATCAACATCGCAGCTGACGCCTCGGTGCAAACCGAGACCGTCGCGGCAGCCGGTGCCGTGTCGGTGACTAAGCGGATTTCCAAGCTGGCGGTTGCCAGTGGCGGAGCGGTGACGCTCGCGGCCCCTGACACTACCATGCTCGGTGTCGTGAAGATCATCGAGATGACGACCGACGATGGCGACGTAACTCTGGCGACGACCAACATTGACGGGAGCGGGATCACGACTCTGTGTACCTTCTCTGCGGTCGGTGAGTCGCTGGTGCTGGTTGGCGGTTCCGCCAAGTGGCATCTGCTTGCAGCTACCGCCGTTCTGTC